TCGACTTTAATCGTCAGTGTAAATTGACGAGTATGGACGTTATGGCTGTAGACCGCGAGACCATGTGGTCCTTATTGTCCTCTAGTTATAGCGGACTGGACTTACATGATTGTTGCGTGGCCTATGATAGGAAAGTAACCAGTAATGAGTTTCTTAACCTAAAGTCTAAGACGGTTGCCCGTTTTGACTTCATGCGTGCCGCCTTTGAGGCGGTATGCATGGCCTTCCAAGTTATTAGGAAGGACCACCACCTGTCGTTTAATAAGTCCCATAGGAGAGCTCTAAAAAAGCTAAAGCTCCATTTATATGTGGACCCTGAAGCAACAGGTAGGGAGTTAAAAACACTAGCCGCAGAGTGCAGGGCATTCTACTTTGGTGGAGTGCGTCCGAAAGGACCCCTCTGCGGTTTAGTTAGAGGTCTCGTGGCAAAACATTGTTTGATGTTTTCTTATATCTCACGAGCCCTCCCTCCTCCCCTGGAACAAGATTACCCACATAGCTTTGAAACCTTAGCTAGTAGGTTAACTGAAGAGCCAGTAGAGGAGAATTTGAATTTTCGGGACTGGGTAGGCCGTTGGGTGGATAGAACTATCCCCAAAAAACTTCAGGTCTACACCACTCCTTCAAATTCAGGCTGCATCCCTTTTACGAGGGCTGCAGGAGGCCATGGGGCAGGCTATAAGGCTATTATCGCGTACGCGATGGGGAAGAGTTCTCTTCACCCTAAAAGCAAGTTGCCCCCAGAGTCTTATATCATACCCCCTCATCAGGGAGGTGCCAGTGTCTACAATTTTGTAGAACCTGTCACTAAGATATACAACCGGCTCTCGGCGGAGTTAAGCACTCTGCTTATTGCTGGTTGCCACGAGATGATGTCCAGGTTGGATGTCATTCCCGTGGAAGTAGTGTATGCCGATGAGAAAGGCATAAAGGTTCGTCTTCCAACCAAGACGCTCACTTGTGTCAATCTCATCGAGCAGCCACTACGTAAGCTAGCTGATGCGCACTTGCTTAGAGATAAGCGTTGTGCGCCTAGCTTAGGGAAAGGAGAAATGCCTCCTATTCTCCAAGAGCCTTCCAGAGGGGATGTGTCCCTCTCCCTGGATATGACAGCCGCAACCGACTGTCACCCCTTTTACCTAACCCGGTCCCTCTATGAGGAGCTGGCTAGGGTACACCCCGAGGCGAGAGCTTTCCAGCAGCATTTTCCAAAGCTGTTTGGGCCCAGATTGCTCTTTCCTCGTGGTTCGTTCTCAGATCCGGATCTAAGATCATCCCTGGCTCGAAGCTACGTAGGTAGCCTCGACTATGGATGGCCGACCCTGACCGTGAGGCTAGAGGGACATCTGCTCTCCTCGGCTGTGAAGCCGAGACTGTACGCATCTGCCGGTCTAACGACCCAACAAGTGAGTCCCACAGTAGTGGTCTTAATCTCCTCAGAAATGATGGAGTGGGCTTATCTACTGACTACAAAGCTTACTGGCTCCTGCCCTCCTGGCTGCGAGACGTTCAGTCATGGACATTTCGCTGGTCCGAAGGTGTTAGCTGTCGGTAGTGAGGGGGTGGCTCCAGTGCAGTGGACGTACAAAGTAGAACCGAAAGATGTTGTGCAAGGGGGTGGCCCCATGCTAACTTCGGTAGACATCACGTATGAGCAGGTGATGTCCGCTCTGGAGGCCTATTCGGCCGCCGTGGATCTCTGGATTCAGAAGATCAACGACAGAGCGAG